GTCAGCGGAAGGCATCGGAAGCGGGTCGATTTGGTATGGCATGGTGGGTTACCTCGAATAGGGCGCATTGAGATACGCCGCGTGGTCATGCGCTTCGCGCGCAAGGCTGGGGAGATCGTGCTGCTCGCAGAACCGGAGGAAATGGATGCCGACGCCGGTTGCCTTTTCCCGGCTGCACGCCTCCACGATGGCCTCGTCCATCTTGGCCTTGATCTCGTCCGGTTGCTTGGTCAGGTCGATCAGGGTCTCGTTGAAGCGGAACTCGTCGATCACCCGCACCATCTTCGTGTGCTTGGTGCCATCCGGGTCCACATGCAGCAGCTTCTCCCATTCGGCGAGGAAGAAGTTGTTCCAGTGGAAGCCGCGCTCGCGGCGGTCCTCCCACGCCTGCTTGATGCCGACCTTCTTGGATGACCCATCATAGCGGACACCCGGATAGGCCGAGAAGATGCTGTCGCCCTCATCGCCACGGATGATCTTGATGAACAAGGCTTTCCGCCACCATTCCGGCTCAGGCTCGAAGGAATATTCGACCCACTCATAGGGCGTGGCAACATAGCGCGTCGGCTTGTAGCCGGGGTTAGCCTGCTGCTTGGCCTTCTCCGCTTCGGCATGGGCCTGCGCCCGCTGCTTCTCAGCGGCGTTGTGTGCCTTCTCCTTCTCGCGCTGGGCCGCGTCATGCTTCTTCTTGGCCTCGGCGAGGGTCGGACCGACCTTGATCTTGCCGTTCTCCTTCCGGACGGAGAACTCAAGCGGCTGGCCCTTCTGGTCGAACACGCCGTCGATGCGCAGGATGCGGTCCTCCAATCCGTCGTAGATGTGGACGTTGGGAGCAAGCAACTGGACGAAATCGCTGTCGCCGGAGACGATCCAGTGCTCGTCATCCGGGTGCAACTGCACCCAGCGGGCGACGAAGTCGTCGGCCTCGATCCCCTTGGTGTTCAGGACCGTGCAGCGGGTCTTTTCCGTCAGGTAGGTGATGAGGTTGTCGAGGGTCTGGTAGAGAATCTCGGCCTCCTCCTTCTCCTCGGGCGTCGCCGCGCTGCGTTCCAGCTTGCGGCGGGACTTGTAGCCGGGATGCACGGCGTATCGCCACGAGCCGTTGTCCACGGCAAACACCATGTGGTCCACCTTGAACTCGCGGTGGAGGCGGCGCAACGAGCGGAACGTGATGAGCAACGCCATGCCTGCCTTGATGAAGGCGTCGCCTTGCGTGACGTGGCGGGCTCGGCTGAACAAATTGCTCAAATCGACAATCGCGTAGGTGGTCATGGAATCCGTTTCTGAAAATGTGCAGGCGGTCGCTCGTGCTGGTCGCAGAACCTCGGCGGGGCGGTGGGCGTCAGATCATCCGGCAGCATTTGAAAGGCGAAGTGGGGGATCGCGGTCCGGCTCATGCCGGTGCGGCGAGGCGCAACACCTCACCGCTGTTGCCCAAGGAATTCGAGCAGCATGGACGGGGCGGTCTGTGATGGCAGGAATTCGTCGATGCAGCGGATGCCGCCCGACAGGAGCAGGGGCAGGAGTCCTTCTGCCGATTTGAGCAGGACCAGAAAGGGGCCTGTCACGCCACCGAGTGACAGCGTCTCGACCCGGTGGACCAATCCGAGGTTTTCGCAGGCCGTGGCGAATTGCTTCTGTGCTGCCGCATCGTCCAGCCGAACGAACAGCCGGTAGGGGATGTTCCTCCGGGACTCCTCCCAGAAAATGTTGTAGAAGATGCCATTGAGGTGCAGGCAGCGGATGATCTCGATCATGCTGTGCGCCGCCCGCACGACAGGAGATAAAGGCCGGAGGACCAGAGTACGATCAGCGGAACGACCATGAGGGCTCCCGTGGTCGGCAAGATGGCGTCCAGCAGCAGACTGCTGCACCACAACGCCAAGAAGATTAGCAGGAGCAGCCGGAGGCCGCCATGCCGGGCGCGCACGGGATTGCGGATAGGACGCTTGATGGACTCAAGGCGCCGGGCGATCCGCAACTGGGACCGGAGGAGACACAGGTTACAGAGAGTTCCGATAGTCAGCATGATGCTGATGCCCACGTCCAGCGTCAGCACGGCCGCATACGTGATATCGATTACGGCGGCACCAAGCAGCAGGACATAGGCGGCGTTATAGGGGGAGACGAGACGGTCCGCGATGGGTTGTGCCACGCGATCCAACAGGAAAGTGTCGAGCCGACGCATAGCGTTCTTCCAAAATGGCTTCAAGTATGGGCATAGCTTAGCACAGCCCGTGCGGCCGTCAAACCGAAAAAGGCCGTTGGAGCACTGGATTTATGAGTAGAAGGTGCCGTTGTCCCGAACGATGTGGACGCTGCGGCTTGGTGTCAGGGGCACGGAGGCAACCTGATCTGTTTGCGAGCGGGAGACATCCGCGAACCAAGCTTCGACGATCTGCTGATCGGTATCGCCGGTATAGCCATGTAGCCGGAGATACTCGATCCAGTACTCGTTCCAGTCGAATTCGAAGTAGAGGCCGTTGATACCCTGATCGAGATCGAAGCCGCTATCGATGATGCCGACCCATGGTTCCTCGTTCAGGGTGGCGCGCGCCTTTTCGTATTCGGCCTTGCTGATCTTGCCATGCGCGAGATCGACATCGAGCAAAGCCAGTTCGCGCTCCACGCTGTCGGGCGCGGTGCCGCGTTTGGCCAGAGCCCGGTCATAGGCGTATCGGTCGATACGGCCGTGCTTGAGATCAACGGCTAGCAGGACGACCTCGCACGCCTCCTCGTCGCCGCAGTTCTCGACGGCGGCGAGGCGGTCATAGGTATATTGGTCGATCCGGCCGTGCCTCAGTTCGATGGCAGCCCGCGCCGTCGCACTGGTTTCGCCGGACAATTCGAACATTTTCAGGTCATAGGTGTACTGGTCGATGTGACCATATTTCAGATCAAGGGCCAGCAGCTTCTCGGCCAGTCTGGTGGGCTCGTCGGAATGCCTGATCTCTGCCAGACGCCGTTCGAGTTCCTCCCCTTCGAGGTAGTACTCCGCTTCCGCCTCGGCATAGGTGCGGCCCGCCAGCCCCCACGAGCCGGGGAGAAGGCGGAAGGGGATAAGGCGCTTCTTGGGCATATGTCGTCGCTCGCTGAACCGGTCGGTCCGTATTTATGCCGGGCTGTCCGCATTAGTGAGCCGCCGCATGACGGCAAGCTGCGTGAAGTCCTCCTCCGCGAGGGCACACCAGAAATCGCCGTATTCCATACACCAAATAGTGGTGTACCAGACTATAAGACCGGCGGCGGTCAGATCGTGCTTTATAAGGTCCGCATCGGCACGGAGATACGGAGCGGTGACCGACAGGTCCACCCACCATCCGGGGCGTCCCTTTAGCCCCCGCAGAATGCCATTCGTGGGGGCAGTAGGGTTGGCGGCGAGATCGTTGGTGTAGTTGAGCATAGCGATTTGCACCTCCGTGGCCCCGTACCGCGCGTGAAGGTGAGGTAGCAGCACCGAGGCCATGTCCTTGAACGAACTCTGGTGTGCCAAATCCGCACGAATGCTCATACGGCAGCCTTTCGGGCACTGAACCGCTTCCATGTCGAGAGGTCGAAATCAGCCGGACTCATGCCTGCCTCGTCGGCCAGCATCAGGAAGAAGGCTTCACATCCGTCATAGGTCGGACCAGAGCCGGGCGTGGCCTTGGGCACCTCCTTGAGGCGTAGGCCCCGGTCCCGCATGAAGGCAAGGAACCGGTCGCGGTGCTCGCCAAACAGCTTGAGAATATGCGTGTCGATGGCCGCGAGCCGCTGGTCCGGTCGGCTGTGCATGAGGAACAGGCGCGCCGTCTTTGGTCCGCAGCCATGGATGCCCTCAAGGTCCTTCACGGAGCAGGTCCACATGTCCAGCCGCAAGCTCTCGCGGAATGCCCGCGACAGGCGCCCGTACTGGCCGAGGTGGCTCTCCCGCAGCCTGTCCTCGAAAGTCCCGGCCTTCACCGCCGCCGCGATGCGCTTGAACGGGGTCCCGCCCTTGGGCAGCGAGGTGAGGAACTTATCGAGGAGGCGGGCCTGCGTGCGGGCGACCTTCCCCGCCACGACAAGCGAGAACAACCAGAATTCCTCAAGTTCCGCGAGGGTGCGGTCGAACTTGGTGATGTCCTCGGGGTCAACCATGGCGGCCAGCCCCAAACAGCTTGGGTTCGAGGCGCACGGCCACGAAGTCGGGCAGGGGCTTCCAGCCGTGTTCCCGGATCACATCGTTCGACTGGACGGGCTTGCGGCCTGCCGCGCGGTCGATGGACCACGTGATGTGGTAGGTGTTGCCGTCCGGGCGCTGCGTTGTGCCACCGATGCGGACCACCACGGCCTGTACGCCCTCGCCGTCGTCCGCGACGCCGACGACCTCGCCCATCGTCTCGGTCGGCAAGGGCGCGTCCGGCTTCACGCCGTACTTGAGCGTGACGTGATGCGCGATCACGTCGGGATAGGCGGGTGGGATCAGGTCCAGCAGCCGCGCCCGCTCGTCCTCGGGCAGCAGCCAACCCAGATAGGCAGCCATGGTATCGCTTTCTCGAAATGGTCCTCGGATGCGTCCGCCGCCGGGGATGGAAGAAACCCTCTCCCCGGCGACGCGCCTTGTGCCGTCTTAACGTTTCGCCCGCATATAGTAGCTGTAGGTAGCGTGGTCGGTCTCAACGACCACCCCCAGCACGCCCCGCGAGGTGATGTTCACGGTGGTCTTGTTGGTACCCGCCAGCTTGAGCACCGAGAGGAACTGGTTAATCGAGAAGATCAGGTCGCCCTTGAGCGCGCCCTGAACGTCGCTCTCGAACACGAGGCTCACGCGATGCGTCGAGGAAGTGTCGTCACCGATGTTGAATACAAGGTCGCCGTCCTCGGTCTGCACCCCGAAGTAGCCCTTGCTGACCTCGCCGAAGATGCTGGCAAGCTGCGAGAACTCCGCGACCTTCGCCTTGGAGGGCGTCACCGACACATCCCACGGGATATTGGCGATGACCGCCTGCTCCCCCACCAGCGCGGCGCTCATGGCGCGGAAATCGGCGCCCTTGCCCTTGGCATCGCGGAATTCGAACTGTTCGACGAACTCCACGCCGTTTCGGGCGCCGCGCTTCACCCGGAAGGTGGCGTCGTCGGTCTTGTAGGAGGCGAAATTCAGCAGACCATTGAGCAGGGGTAGGTTGCTGAGGCCCCACTCGCCCGCAAATTCCGGGATCGGCTGCCTGAGAGCAGCCTGCAAGAACAGGGTCTTGCTCGCATCGACGGCCGACAGTTTGGTGGCGTCATCAGTGCCAACCACCTTCACGACTTCAAACAGAGATGCGGTCTGCTTGACCACATCGCTCAGGATGTCACGCATTCTTAAATCGGCTCCAAAATGGACTTCTGAAAATCAGTCTGGGATGGGCATGGTTCTACCACAAAACGCGGTGGACGAAAACCCTATTTTAGCCTAGTTCGGTGATGGACTGGACGGTACGGACGTAGATAGGCGTCATCCGGCCGTGCCATGCGCCATCAGGCAGTGCAGCACCTCCTCCTCGTCGTAGACGACCACGCCCCGGCTGGTGACACCGATGATGGCGCTGTGCGATCATCAGTCGTCGTCCTCATCCTCATCCCAAGCCGGGCCGCCATTGTGGTCCATGCGCGGGTCCTTGGGCTTCTCCGGTTCCCCGAAGATGAAGAACTCGTCGCCGGGGCGCTCCTTGGTGTCCGTCAGGTCCCATTCGAGCACGCCAACGAGGTTCATGATCTTCATGTCCACGATGGTCTCCTCCATCGCATCATCATCGAAGGGGAGGGCCTTGAACCATTCAGGCAGATGCGGCTCGTCGATGGGGTAGGCCACGCTGTCCATCTTGTAGGCATTCGGCTTGAGCTTGCAGACGATGATGCGCGTGCCATCGGTGATCCGCATGGCGTAGCGGTCATCATGCATGTCACAAAGCAGGTTCCAGTTGAGGGATGCCCGGACATGGCCGGGCATGTTGACCTTGAGCTTCTGGCCGGGGCGAAGCCGGTCGGTCAGGCCGATGGCATTGGCGCGCTCCGCCTTCTCGGCATAGCCGGTCAGGTCGGAGACCTTCTTGGGCGAGCCCTTCTCCCAGCCCGGACGGCTGGTGAAGGCGTTGCGGAATTCCTTTATGTCCTTGTAGATGACCTCCTTCTCGACACCCTTGAGCAGGTCCATGAGCATCTTCTCAAGGAACTTCTGCATGAACTTCGGGGTGTCGGCGCGCTTGAGGTCGAGACCCATCGCCTTGAGCTTGCCGGGCTTGCCATCCACATCGTGGCGGGTGCCGTCGGTGTCATAGCAGAGCGCCGCGTACTTCTTCTTTTTCACGAACAGGGCACGCGAAGCCACGATCTCGCGGCCCGCCTTGATGATGGCGCCACGCTCCAAGCCGGTGTGGAAATTGCGGTCCATGAACTCGGGGAAGCTCGCATTCGCCGCATCCGCCACCGCGTCGTAGAAGGCGATGGTGTCCTCGCGCGTCCCCAAGAGGATCCGAAGTTCATCGGCGCTGAATGGCGGCTCCCCGTTTTCGGGCATCGCAGCGGTGCCTGCTTCAAGCGCCTTCAAGTATGTTGCGGCACTGAAATAGCATGAGTCCGTGTCCCCGTAATTCACCGCATCGCCAACCGGGTCGTAGATGCCGGTGATGATCTCGTTGATCTTTGCCGACATGTGCCGAACGATGCTGCGGCCGGTCAGGGTCGTGGACTGACCGAGACGCTCGTCGTGGAAGCGGAGCGCGGCGTTGAGCAACGCACCATAGAGGGAATTTAGAAGGATTTTCCTTGCCTGCTGCCTCTGGTTCCAGAACCCGGCCCAGTAGAGGGCGTCCTTTTTCTCCTCCTCGGTTGTGGCGTCCTTCGCCTTGGCCTCGTAATCCCGCTGCTTCTTCTGCATGGCCTTACGGTCGGCATACCACTTCGCCAGCAGCATCGGGATGATGCCGTCCTTGTCCGTCCTGAACAGCGTGCCGTTGGCGGTGATGCAGACGTGGTTGCGCGGGTCAAACACGAAGTCGCGCAACTGCTTTGCGGACATCGTGACTTCCTTGGTGGTGCCCTTGAGATGATCCTCGATGTCGAGGGTCAGCATGAAATCGGGGTCGCCCGCGTGCATCCGCTCGACCTCGATGGTGCTGAACAGGCCCTCCCACGCTTCGGCTCGCGGCGTGCCCTCGGCGATGCGCTTCTGGACAAGCTCCATCGTCGCCACCGGTCGGATATGGCCGTAGACGGTCTCCGGGCTCATGTTCAGCGCGCGGATCGTGGAGGGATACAGCGAGTTGAGGTCCACCGATCCTACCTGCTCGTGCAGGCCGACCTTCGGCTTCGCCACATAGGCGCCGACCACCGGGGTGCGGCCTTCCTCGTCCTCGTCCAGATCGGCGAAATCGTTCTTGCCATCCTCGGGGCGGGGCTTCCGGTCCGGCACCTGATAGCCCATCGCCCACATTTCATTGATGATGGCCTGCTCGACCAGCGCGACGCTGCCCATGGTGGTCTTGAGGATGACCGTGTTGGCGTGCGCGATCTGGTTCGCAAGTTCGATGAACTTGCGCTTGGCGTCGATCTTCACCAGCAGGGCGGTATCCTGCCGGTTATAGGCGATGAACTTGGGGAAATCCTTCTTGTAGAGATCGTCGAGCGTGCCCTCGTAGGGGGTCTTGTTCTCGCCAACCTCGATCTCGCCGATATAGTCGAGGCGATAGGAGTGCTGCTGCTGCGGATTGTGCTTCTGGTAGAGGAGCAGGTAGTCGAGATGCACCCGGCCCACGAGTTCGTAGGTCTTGAAGGTGCGCATGAACTTGACGTACTCGCGCTCGCGCGGTGCCTGATCCCACAGGCAGAAGCGCCGGGCCGCGTCCTCACCGAGGATGCGCTTCACCCGGTTGACCATGTAAGGAATATCGAAGCCCTCGCTGTTCCAGCCGCTCAGGACATCGGTGTCCTCGATCAGTGTCAGGAACCGGTCGAGCAGGTCAGCCTCGTGCTCGAATAGCTCGGTGTCGTCGAAGGTGGCGACGATCTTCTGTGCCTCTGCCACCGTATAAGTGGGCGGACACAGCACGAGGGTGTGCAGCTTGCCGGTCTGCGACAGGTGCAGCGAGATCGCGGTGACGGCGTTGAACGGATCGGTGGTGGGCGCGAAACCCTTCTTCGGGTCGAAATCGACCTCGATGTCGAAGAAGCCGAGATTCAGCTTGGGAGCGTCGGCACCGGAGTAGTGCTTGTGGAGCGCACGGAACACCGGGTTGATGTCGGATTCGAAGATGCGCGCGCCACCGTCCCGCTTCTTGGCAAGGGCGGTCCGGAACTTGCGGCCGTCGGTGAATACCTCCTTGCGCAGGCTATGGCCGTAGATCGAGCGGTGCCGCCCGGCGGGGTGCTCGTGGTAGAACACGTATTCGGCGGGCAGGTCGTTGTACAACCGCTGCCCATTGACCCGCTCGACAACACGGATGGTGTCGGTCTCGCGGTCATGGAACGCATCCACGTACACGCAATCGTCTCCTGAAATCTGTTTTTTTCAAATCGCATTCAGCATAGCGACCCGGAGCATCCGGCCGCAACCGTTAGCCGTTTTGCGGACCTACCCAGCGCAGGGTGAAATTCACCATGTCGGTCTCATGCTCGAACAGGACGGTGTATACGGGGACGGGGACTTCCTGCCTCTCGATATGGAAGAAGCCCTCACAGTTTTTGTTCAGCCAATCCCAAATGGCACGGCGTTCCGTTGCCGTCGAAGCACCACTGACCATGACGGTCACGCGGTTGCGCAACATGGCGAGGTAGAGGTCAGGACGCTTGTCCATGAGAAAGCTGACGTGATTCTCAAAGAGGCGCCGGTAGGGCATGACACTGACTTCCATCAGGACACGGCCCCCTCGAACCGCAGCTTGAAGGCCACCATATCGCGCTCGTGCTCAAACGAGATTTCGACAAAGCCGATGCGAAACTCGCCTTCGATGCAGTAGAAACCCGTGGTATTGTTATGCAGCCATTCGACGAGCCGACGGCCCTGTTGCTCCCTTGAATATGGGTCAGCGGGGAAGAAGAAGGTGACCATCACCCGGTTCTCGAACATCGCCTTGACGCGCGCCGGATCGACCATTGCCAGCAAACGCATCATCTCCTGAGAAAGGAGATTGGTCCGAAACACGGCGAAGGTGTTCTCGCTCACGGGGTGAAACCCTCGAAGTGCAGCTTGAACGCCACGAGGTCTTGTTCCTTTTCAAATGCGATTTGGCACCAGCAACCGCGTTCGGAATAGGCGACGTAGAATCCCGTTGCGTTTTGCTCTAGCCACTCGGAAAGAACATCCTACCGAGTGGTGCCATGGACGGGGCTGTCATCTTCCCGGATGGTCACGCGATTGCGGAGAATGGTGGTGGCCCCGGCCCCAGAAGGGGCAATTCGTCTGGGAGCAGACGAAGAGTTCGGTGGAAATGCAGCACCATCGGATTACGCCCGGAGAAGGAAGGGGCGGACCGAGGCCCGCCCCGGAGGGATCAGGCGTAGCCGGTGACTTCGAGGACGTACTGGACCTGATCCAGCTTGTCCTTCTTCTCACTGAGGGCGTTCTTCTCGGCGGTGTTGATGGCCTCGGTCAGAATCTTCTTGTCGATCCCGACTTCCTCGGCGACGTTCGCGATCAGGTCCTTGAGGCTGTCGCGGAGGTCCGCGATCTCCTGACGCGTGGACAGCGCCGTCCGGATGGCTTCTTCGAGGCGCTTCTTGGCATCCGAGCCGATGGTGATGGAGGTAGCGGCTTCGCTCATCGAAATGATCCTAAGTGAAATAGCGTTGCGGAAATGAAATCCGCCGTAACCGGCGGCGGGAGGGACCTTACGGAGAAACTCCGTTCAGGTCAACAGGGAAAGCACGGTTCAGGTCCAGAGGGTGCGGCGTAAGGCGATCAGTTCGCGGAGCTTCTCGTCCTTGACGATCTCTGGCCAGTGATGCGGGTATTTGGGCTTGCGCAGGCGGTTGAAACGCGCCGTGCGGCATCCGGTGACCGGATCAGGATCGCCAAAATCGACGCTGGCCTTGCCGTAACAGGCAGCGATGTCCTCGGCGTAGAGGCGCTCCACCTCCGGTAGCTCGATCTTGTACCAAAGCCAGAGGTCGATGGCCTTCTCATTGTTGCCACCGAAGCTGTGGAGGCGGTAGCCCCGATAGGAGGATTCCTCCGACAGATCGCCTTCGACGGGGCCGAGTTCCTCCTCGACGAAGCGACCGAGCAGGGCGAAGCAGGCGCGGAACATGATCTCGTCCACGTCATAGTAGCCCGGCGCGAGATCGGTCCTCACCACATGGTATTGGTGTCCGGGATGCAGGCGATAGAGGAGCCAGTAATAGGCCCGGTCGATTCGGCGGAGCAGGTCATGGTACGCTCGGAAGGTCCACCGGAACCACCATTTGTCGTAGTGGTGGGTTCTGTAGATGTTGACACCGAACACGGTGTCGGGCGCGATGCCCGTATAGGGAGGCAGAAGCCGCCGCAGGAAGGACCGCTTGCGGATAATGCTGGGCTCTGTGTTCCCCAGAGCACGGGTGAGGCGCTCACGGAACGCTTTGAGGAATGCCATCTGCTGCAATGCCGTTGTTGAAAACAGGATTATAGCCGTTCGCTGCGGCAAAGGCCATGATTTTCACGGCAACCGTTCCGGTGGCATAACCAAGGGTTGAGAATGTCGATTAGACTTGCCAACCCGAGGTTGCATAGGGGATATATGGCCTGCGGCGAAAATACTTCGTCGCCCGTCCGGGATTTTCCGGTTCGGGTCACAGGAAGTCATTATGGCATCAATAGACTGGAACGAAATTTCAAACGTCGTCACGAGCTACTGGGAGCAGACCGGCGTCTGGCTCAGTTACGAGGAAATCCTGCGCTTGCAGGCGCAGGCACCTGAACCAGCCCCGTCCTTTCCCCCGATCACGACCACCATCGGCAGCGGCAAGGATACGCTGACCATCCGGCTGTCGCAGGACGCGTATCACGGCAATGCCCAGTACGTCGTCCGGGTCGATGGCGTTCAGGTCGGAGGAACCTTCGAGGCATCCGCCCTGCATTCCTCCGGCCAATCCGACACGCTGACCATCGCGGGCGACTGGGGCAGGGGCGCCCATACCGTCACGGTGGTGTTCCTCAACGACGACTGGGGCGGTTCGGACGACGCCGACCGCAACTTGTACGTCGAGTCCATCGCGTATAACGGCAAGGCCGCGATGGAGAACCCGACGACGCTCGCGGGCAACGGGTCCGCATGGTTCACCTTCGTCGAATCGGCATCGGACTCCGGCGACGAGTTCGGCCAGATGATCTTTGCGGAGGAGTTCAACGGCTCGTCGCTCGACCGCTCCGTTTGGCCGGTGATCTACGGCGGATCGACCTATTGGACCGGGGCGTTCCGGTGGGAAAACAGCGAAGTCTCCGTCTCGGACGGCAATCTGGTCATCGGCCTCGACAAGGGCTGGGACGGCGTCTGGTCCGTGGGCGGCATTTCCTCCGCGCCCACCGCCTACGCGCCCGGCTTCGCGTTCCAGTACGGCAAGGTGGAGATCAGGGCCAAGGCGTCGCAGGAGGTTACCGGTGCCGGACCGTGCTTCCTGCTATGGCCCATCGACGGCGGCTGGCCACCGGAGGTGGACATCCTTGAGACGCCGAAGGGGCAGGGGATGTTCACGAGCCACTGGCCGGGTCCGCAAGGCGAGAACTACTACGAATCCACCCTATTCGACATCGACTACAGCCGGTGGCATGTCTACGGGCTGGAGTGGACACCGGAGCGCCTGACCATGACCGTGGACGGACGGGTGATCAAGACGCTGACCACCAACATCCCGAACGAGCCGCTATCCATCGGTTTTCAGGGCCATGTCGGCGCATCGTGGGAGGAGTGGTATGGCGGCTCCCCGAATGGTTCCGGCGTGAACTCCGTGGACATCTACGTGGATTATGTCCGCGTCTACGACTGGGTCGGATAACAGCGGACGGGTGGCGGGTCACCGCCACCCGTTTCCGTCAAACTTCGGTGTCGTTGGCCGAACTGGCGATTACCGAGAACACGTGATCGTAAACCGGGGCGCGCGGTGGGTCGTGCCTCAACCACGCAGTATCGACTTTGCCTTCCCCGAGACCGCTGAGCGAGCTTCCCCCGACCTCGAAGCAGAATACCGTGAACCTGCTGCTTCTGGACATGGGTTTCACGCCGGTCAAAACGACATTGCTATGGATCACCCGCCCCTCGATCATCGTGAAGCGGTGTGGTCTTGTCTGACCATCCGCCACGATGCAGACCGACAGGCATTTGCGGAAATGCTCGGCGGTACCACGATCCTCCGGTATCACGATGCGCATTCGCGACGGCTTGAAGATTGAGGAACGGGTCGGCAGCAGAACCCGCTCCTCGACATAGTGGCTCTGCGGCAGGGTGACGGTGAGCGGGATCGACACGTCCCCCGCATTCCACGCCTCAATGACCGCCGCCTCCGGATCGTCATGACCATAGATTTGGTCGGCGATGCCGCTCTTGTGTTTGCTTTCGAAAGTCTCGGTCCTGCACCGACAGTTGCTTGTGCAGCGCGCCCAATGGCGCTCGTAGAGCTTTTGAACCGGCCAACCATCCCAGTCGAAACGCCCGACCTCCTCCTTGGCGGTACCGGCGGGCTTGCCGCACCACCAGCAGCAATGCAGATCGTCGCGTCTACGGAGATAGTTCATGCTGCACGTTCCTTCGCCATGGCAAAGCGCGGCATTGCCAGACCGGTGCCGTAGACCCAGTGCAGGTCGTCATGGTGACGAATACCGTAAGAGCCGATCTCGATGCCGTTCAGCATCAGGTCAAAGCCATCATCCGTCGCCACGCGCTCGACTTTCTGCCGCCCGAGGTTCCATTGGAAGAAATAGGTCGCGTCGGCGATCATCTCCTCAAGCGCCTCCTCATCGACCTTGTCGTTGCGGTAAAGCTCGACCTTCATGAAAGTCTGCCGGTGCAGATCGTCCTCCGCCTCGTTGCGGAAGCAGGGACCGCAGGAGACGAACTTGCCACGCCCGAGCGTGCCGAGGCGTTCGAGTTCGAGAAAACCCTGCTCGGCGGAGCCGACCAGACCGCGCCCGGAGCCGACAATCGTCATGGCGTATTCGGGGCGCGGGCAGGTGATCATCAGCGTCTTGTGCCGGACGATCCAAGGCGTATCCACATAGATGTACTCGCCGATGTTCTGGTAGAACTGGACGGCGCTCTGCAACAGGAACCAGCCCATGGTGTCAGCCATGGCCGCCTCCCGTCAGCAGGTCGGCAATCAGGTCCCAGCACTCGGCTTCCGGCTTCGGCGCCGAGAAGGCACAGACGGTCGGAGCGCCACGCGGATGCACCACGCGCGCCTTGTCCTTCACCACCGGACCGCGCTTCAGCAGCGTCACCGCCCGAGACGCGACGATGCGATGAAATTGCGAGGCTGGCAGGCTGTACTCGCTTCCCCTTTCCAGCTTGATTCGGCCGGACATCACCATCCGTCCGACCGCCAACGGAGTTGGGTCGGTCGGGATACCCGGCTTGCAGGAGACCTCGAACATCTCTGCATCGCCGTCGGGGTCAGATTTGAACAGCCAGTACTCGTGCATGATCGCGCCAAGAAGGATGCACGACTTGAACCCATAGCGGTGATCGTGGACTTCCTCCTCCGGCACGTCCGGGCTGGCGGCAGGATGCCAGAAATGCATCCGTTCGGTATCGTTGAGCTTCAATTGCACGAAGCCGAGCCCGAACCACGCTGGCTTGGCCCCGGTCGCCCGCAGGAAATCGATGTCGAGATGCTTATCGGTGGCCATTGCGGAACGCCCTCTCAGTCACGTCGGCCATGGCTTCCAGATCGGCCATGGTCTTGCCCGGATGATGCTTGGCGAGATAGGCGCGAAGTGCGCCATAAAGGTCCGCGCATTCCAGCAGGGCCATGATGCTGACGCCTTGCTCGTCGGCGTCCTCCAATTCGGCTGCCTCCTCGACGATTTTGCTCACCTCCCCAAAAGTGCCCTTGGGAATGGCCGTCAGGTGGTATCCGGGGGTGGCGGTCTCGTTATCGCGAGCGAGCTTGAGAATGTTTGGGTCGCGCTTTGCCATCACACGGTATACCCCAGAGCGACCAGACCCTCGCGCAGCATTGCCTTACTGGCCTCGTAGATCGGCCTGATCCGCAACGCGCGGGCGCGCTGCGCCTCAGAGAGGACTGCGTAGCGGGCCTCGCTGGTATTGTGCGTGTTGTCGGCGAATTTGGCGTGCATGGCACCGACATGGCCGGACGCTACGATACGCGCGATCTCCTCCTCGTAGGGCTGGCTCTTGTCGCGCGTAAGCAGGCGTACGCCCTCGACGACATACTCGCTGTAGCCACGGTCGCGGAGGAACTGCATGGCGACCTCGACCGTCACCTCCTCCTCGCCCACACCGATGGCGGCGGCGATGGCCGCTTTGGAATCCTCGATCACGTCATGCAGCAATGCGATCAGTTTCCACTCCAACGGACTGTCGGGTGGCAGGAGGTTCATCACCGCGACGGGATGCTGCCAGTATGGCAGACCGGACCAGTCGGTCTGGTCCGCGTGCATCACCTTGATGAATTCAATGGTTTCCTCAACGCTTGGATTCATTATCAATCCCAAATCACTTCAAAAATGGCTGCGTCGGCTTTGTCACTGAACAGAAAGTAAATAGTGTTCGTGTACCAGCCATACACGCTGGTCCAAGGTTTGAATACGATTCCCATTTCCCGCATTTTCATGATCGTCGCAAGCGCCTTGCGTTCTGAATGATCCTCGTACCTGAACGGGCGCCGCAGAACGAAGGGCATCGAGATCGGTGTATTCGGCAGGACATGGCCGGTATCGGCGACCTCATCCGTGTTGTACCACTCCGCACAAGGATCGTTGCGCAGCGTCCAGAGGTACCTATCTGCGCTGCATTGGAGATCGAGGTCGCTCATACGTCCTGCCGGAGCAAACTGTACATGGCGGCATCCACCATGACGGTGAAAAACACATGAAGAGGGCCATACCCTGTCAGGACGCTGGTCCACGGCTGGAAGCAGCACCCGATCTCCATGAACCGGCGGCAGGTGTTTCGCGCCTTGTCTTGCGCTCCGGGCCGACTCAGCAGGGCGGTGTACGGCGGATGGCTCATGGCGTCGGGCTCGATATACCCGGAGCCTTCCAACTGCCGCGCGTCGCAGACCTTTCTCGGATAGCGTTCCGGACCAAGCGTGGCTTCGGCGAGGGCCGCAACCGCCTTCGGGTTGGTGAAATCCTCGCTCATCACCAACCGCTCCCTACCGGCCGGAGATGCAGGGGATGGACACGGACCGGGTGGTCCTCGCCATCCAGCACGACATGGACATCCGCCGTGGCCCGGCCGGGGTAGATGATCACTCCCTCCCGGCCTGCTTCGGAGCCCTCACGCTCAGTTAAAGCGACCCGGCAGTCGATCTTGGGATTGACGTTGTACGCGCGTCGCACATAGCCATACCCGTCGTCCCCGAGGGGAAGATCGCGGGGCCGAGCCGAGGTCAGGATACGCAGGAAAGCCTTGAAACTGATGGAGTCGTCGTAGTTCTGATAGTCCCGCCATGCCATGGCGATGGCCCGGCCGCGCGAGGGAGCGGAATATGTAACGGGCGGAAAGCCCATGATGGACACGTCCCACAGGGACCACAGAGGGGCGGGCGCACTCATAGCAATAGCTCTCTGAAAACGCGGTTTGGGAGACCCATATAATCCGGTCCGTCAGAGCCCGCAAGAGGGTGGGGAGGTCCCCGCTACCTCGCCTTCCAGACCATTAAGGTGCGGTCCGGCGGCGCATCCGGGGAAGACTGGTCGTATTGAATGGTGAGGACCGCCATCCCATCACGGAAATCCTTGCAATCGGGGATGTTCTCACCACAGAAGATCAGGTCCACCATGCCATTTTACTAACTCGAAATGGTGTCTATAAATAAGGGCGGTGATCCCGAGATTGGTCCTCTCGGGAAACTCGGCATGGAGATACCAAGCTGTCCCGCCGTCTGCATTGATAACATGGAGAGGTTCGAGTTGTCGATCAAATGTCCTGCATGTGGGAAGCATATGCGTCAGATCACGAACACACACGTTCGTCACAAGCACCCAGAGTTTGCTACTTTCAAAGAATTCTGCGCAGCGCATGGTATCGAAAACCCTTGGTCAGACGACTTGAGGGCGGAGAAATCTGCCTCGACGACCGGCAAGAAACGCGGCCCTTATGTACTCACCGAGCGTTTCCGCGAAGGTATGAAGAAAGCCGCGAAATCGCGCACGGGAGAAAAACATTGGAACTGGGGCAAGAATTGGTCCGACGAAGCCCGTGAGCGCATCAGCAATGGCATGAAATCGAGCCAGACGTTCTATGCGTCGATTCGGGCGCAATGGAAAGACCCCGTGCGACGACGTGAACGTCTGCGGGTCGTGAACGAACTCGTGGTGCCCCTCAACCTTGCCAAGCGTGCGGAACAGGGGTTGATCACCCTGTTGAAGGACAAACCTGAGTTCGACGCTTATATGACTCTAGTTCGGCGACTTACTCGCAGGAGCTTTCAAGATTTTTCGTGGTGGATCGACCCTGAGAATCTTTTCGAGACGGGAGAGTTCGACGTAGACCACATGTTCTCGAAGGTGGCAGGGTTTCGCCTCGGTGTTCCCGCCGAGATTATCGCAAGCCCTGCCAACTTGATGCTGCTGCCGAGGCGATTGAACCGCAGCAAGTATAGCCGCTGCTCAATCGACCTCGAAACGCTGCTGCGCCGACATTCAGTCCTTCGTGCCGGGGGTGCCATCCAAGCTACGGAAGCGCAGGAAGCGCGGGAAGCGGAGGCTAAACGTATCCTCGCCTGCGGCCTGCGTGATGATGTCGGCCTTGATCTCTACGATCTGCCCGATGATCTTCTCGCGCTCATTCCAGAACTGAACGCGCTGCTCGTCGGTCAACCCCGAACCGACGTTGACCCGGATGAAACGCCCGTCGTCCTCACCTTCGCAGACGAGAGCGCCTAACATCCCGCGATACTTGCTGTCGGCCTCGCCCTCCTCCATGCCGACCACGCGCAGGTCCACAGTGAGGAACGGCTTGATCTTGAGCCACGCCGCGCTGCGCTTGGTCTCGTAGGGGGCGCGGGGGTCCTTGACCATAACCCCCTCATAGCCCGCCGCGATGGCCTGCGAATTGAACTCGGCCATCGCCTTGCGGCCTTCCTCGGTGTCGAGATCGACCGCGACCTTTGGGATCACATAGACCGAGCCGCCCGTGGCGGACTGGAACATGCCCGCGCGCTCCATCTCGGCGAGCACGGCGTGCCGGTCCTCCTGCGGCGTGTGGCAGATGCCCTTGCGGAAATCGTCCAGCGGAATGATGTCGAACAGGGCCAGCTTGGCGTCGGCGGTATTCACCTTCTCCTTGCGGTTCACCTGCGTCATCAGTTCCCAGAAGCTCGCGCCCACCACTTCGCCGTCGAGCATCACCGAACCCGGCAGTTCGGCCATCAGCTTGGCGAGCCCTTCGTTGATATGCGGGAAGTTCTCGTTGATCTTGCCGTTCCGCGTGTAGAGGGTGACCGTCCCGGCCTCCTTGTCGAGCGCCGCCAGCAGCCGCACGCCATCGAGCTTGATGTCGAGGAGCTTGCGGCCCTTGATCTTCTTCTTGTGCTCGGGCTTCTCGCCGTCATGGGCAAGCTGGCAGGACCAGACCGGGACCATCAGCTTGGCGGCCTCCGGGTCGCCCTTCATCTTGCCGAGCACCTTGTTGATGGTGCTCTCGTCGCAGCCGACCTTGAGGTCTTTCAGCAGGACACGGCGATAGAACTCGTTCCATGTCGGGGCATGGCAGGCTTCGGCCGCCGCATGGATGGCATCGCGGGCTGCGTTGCCGGTCAGTTCCCGGCGCCGGAGCTTGTCGGCCAGCGCGAGGAAATCCTCGAAGGTGAAGGTTCCGGGGGCATCGTCCGCGTCGAGGATTTCGGCGACCTTGCGGACCCCGAAGGTTGTGAGCACATCACAGGCGAGTTGTGCCCCGATAAAGAATTCGCGGTGCCCGCTGGCATACGCCTCGATCAGAATTTGCTCTTTCTCGATGCGACTGTTCGTCGCGGCAAGGCGCCGGACCACATCAACGACGTTCATAGAGTGACCTTCTAAAAGTGGCTTTGGTGACCACATATATCAGGTGCAGCGGATTGTCCAGAGGCGCGTACCGGGTAATGCGGTGCTCGAACCACCTTGAAAGGCCCCCGGTAATGGCCTATATTGTGTTGAACACTGAACGAGGTTGATACTGTCTGATGGCCGATGTAACGGCGCCAAGGGGCAGGAAGCTGGGATTGTCCCCGATGATCACCGGGCTTCCCTTCGCCGTATGGCTGCACCGGCAGCGCGATGATGGTGAGCCGGTGGTGGAGACGACACCGGACGGCCAATATGACCCGGCCCGCATCACCGCCTTTCGGCTGGACCGGCGGCTTGGCGCGCTGATCCTGCGCTTGGAGGGCGAGGGGGAACGGGACATCCCGCCGCGCTTCATCGAGGCGCTCTGGCTGTGGACCGTCGCCAATGAGCGACTCATCGACGCCTACTGGCGCGGGGAATACGAGAATCCAGAGGCCGCGAACCGGGTCCGGAAGCTCAGCTACGACCCGACCACGCTGACCTGAGCCCGGCTCAGACGGCGCCCCGGAGAGCGCCAATCAGGCGCTCAAGGTCCTCCTTGGACAGGATCGCGTAGCCCTGATCGTTCAGCAGGTCCACGAGCTTCTGCGGCCATGTGAGGTCAGGGGCGCGGTACCGGTCCGGAATCTGGTCCCACGGCCGCAGCAGGGGATGCGTCCGGTCGCGGAGGCTGAATGTCGGGCCATAGCGCCATCCGGCATCCGTCCGTTCGCGGACCCAGTCCTCGTGCCTTTGCTTGGCGAGGGCCATGCAGAGGGCCAGATGGCGGTCGGCGTCGAGTTGGATGGCCTGCCGGTCGCGTGGCACAAGAACTGTCTCGTTTGTTTCGACATCGAAGTCGAGGTCCGGGTGCTCGGTGGCGAAAGCCTCGACGATGACGCGGGTTTCCTCGTCCGACAGGTCGCGGGTGAGGGGGATGAGATAGGCGTGCCTGTCCTCGCTCTCGCGGTGGACCATGGCAACGGCCCGAGACGCCCCTCCGGGATCGACGATCTGCACGGTGGCGACGGTACCCGATGGCGCATTGGCCCGGACGCAGGCGAGCCATGACCGGGCGGTCCCCTTGTCCAGCGGCGCGGCGACCGAGAGCTTGATGTAGCGGGGAATCGAAACCGGGCGATCCATCACACAAGTACCTCAACCAAACCGATTTCCCCGGAGAAATCCGCGAGGGCGATGCCGACCACGGCGCGCGGGTGGGCATCCGGCGGCGCGGCCATGGCGTGCCCGGCGATGGCACTCGTGACGAGCATCTGGCCCTTGCGGACCGGCCCAACGACTTTGCAGGGGACGCGGCCCCGGAGCGCCACGAAGGGGTGGGTGTCATCGCCTCCGGCGCCTACATTCATCGTGTATGCCGGGCTGGTGGAGACGATCCCCGCGACCGCCGTATCGGCGATGCTGGTGCAGGCCGTGACCTCCTTGCAGCCACCCACGACCAATACGGTGCCCGGCTCATAGATGGCATCGGCGTGGTAACGCTCGGCAAGGTCTGCCCCATAGATGGCGCTGACCGCGAGGCCATCGAACATGGCCGCCTTTACGGTGCCGGTGGAGATGATGTCGGCCTGCACCGTCAGGGTGCCGGTCAAGGTGCCGCCGACGAGCGGCAGGTAGCTGCTCTCGATGCTCGCGGTCGTGGCAAGGGCCTCCCACGCAGCGGGTCCGCCATTGCGCGAAAACCGCGCCTCAAGCGCGCCCGAGGCAGGATTATAGCGGATCGAGCCGGGCAAGATCGAGGGATTGTCCGCGTCCGACGACGGGAGGGTCAGTGCGTCGCCGAGGACGACGAACTCGCCACCCGAACCGCGAACGTCAACAATTTTGGCCATCTCTGCAAATACCGAACAGGGAACTGAACTATTTAGCTGGCTGAAAAGAAGAAGGGCGCCGGGCCTGAGCCCGACGCCCCATGGTATCGAGAATAGAGGGGTGGTCCCCTCCATACTCAGGTTCAGACGGCGTTGACGTACTCGACGATAACCTGCGCCGCACCCTCGGTACCGGAACCAGCGGTGACGGAAACCACAAGCTGGGTCGCGGTGTAGGTCTTGGCTACGTCGATGGTGTAGACGCCCATGGTGCTCTCGTCGATCATGCTGTCATCGGCGAGTTCGGCGAGGTCATCCTCCGTGCCATCGCGGCCGACGGTGATCTTCGCACCGGCCGAGAAGGCATTGGTGACGACGACGCGGACGCGAACCACGGTGCCGGTCATGACCTGACCGAGGTTCACGGTGCCGGTCTGCTCGGTGACCTGCGCCACGCGGGTCAGCAGCGCACCGGAGATCGCCGTGGCAACAGACGTATCAACATAGCCCTTGGTCGCCGCATCGGAGCTTGCGGTCGGAGTGGCTACATTGACGACGCGGGCGTTGGAGACCGAGACATTACCGGTGCCCTTCGGGACGAGCACGAGGTCGGCATTCGTCGCCGAGCCCTCGACGCCGAGGGTGGCGGAGCCGCTGCCATTGGTCGCCTTGACGTACGAAGTGGCCGAGGCGGTGCCCTCGAAGGTCATGACATCGGAGCCAGCACCGTCGGTGATCCGGACCTTGCCCTGCGTCTCGCCATTACCGCCGCGCAGGATCAGGTCACCGGCAGCACCGTCAGCAGCGTCACCGCCCGCGATGGTGAGGTCGAAGCCGTCCTCAGCCTGCATGATGCCAGCGCCGGTCTCGCCGATGTAGACATGGCCCGAACCCTGCGGCACGAGGCGGATGTCAACGTCGGTCGCGCTGCTGGAAGCGGCCTCAAGGCGAACTTCTCCAGCGGTCCCAACGTCGATCTTGAAGGCGCTGTCCGTGTCCTCGCCACCGACGATCTCACCGACCTTCGTCTTGCCATCAACATCGACGCTGAACTCGATGCCGGTGTCCGCCGCCTTCACAGAGACCGTGTTGTCTCCATTGCGAATCTCGTCCTGCGACAGATTGGCAAGGTCATCGGCAACAGCCTTGATGGCGGCATCGAGCTTCTCATCGGCGTCCTTGAGCGAGACCGCATCCGCGATATAGTTGGTCTCCTCATTCGCCTCATAGGCGCCGGTCTCGCTGAGGCCAGCACCGGTCTGGATCGCGCCTTCGGCGGCCTTCGCGCGGTTCTCCTCCGCCTTGAGGGCGGCGTCGAGCTTGCCGACGGCGGTCAGGATGCTGTCCGCATTGGCGATGTAGTTCGTGGTGGAGTAGTTACCCTTGGTACCGTCGGCGTTCAGGCCAACCGCCGTCTCGACGGCATCAACCTCAACGGCAAGGTCGCCCAGATCGGTCTCCACGTCGGAAACGCGGGTCTTGAACGCCGAATCGATGTCAACGGTGAAACCGGTATCGGCCGACCCGGTGACCGCGATGAAGCCGGTCGTACCGGCCACATTACTGTCCGTGTTGTCGATCTTGTCCCAGCCATCGGCGGTGATATTCTTCACCAGACCATCGCCTGCACTGGCGAAGAACGGCTCCGCGAGACCGTCATAGGTGAAGTAACCGGAGGTCTCCACCTTGTAGTAATCGCCCGAGTCCTTCTCGGTGAGTTCGGAGAGGTCGGTGGGGGATTCCTCGGTGCCACCCGCAACGGTGCCGACATAGTTGAAGGCATTGCCGAGGGTCTGAACCTTGCTATCCACATAGCCCTTGGTCGCGGCGTCGGCAGCGTCGGTCGGCGTGGCGAGGTTCGTCAACTTGTGGGAACCCGCATTGATGTCGCCGGTAAAGGCAACCGAACCGTCCTTCTTGATGTACGAGCCCTCGACGGCGGCCAGATCGTCCGCAACACCCTTGATGGCGGCATCGAGCTTCTCATCGGCGTCCTTGAGCGAGACCGCATCCGCGATGTAGTTGGCCTCCTCATTCGCCTCATAGGCGCCGGTCTCGCTGAGGCCAGCACCGGTCTGGATCGCGCCTTCGGCGGCCTTCGCGCGGTTCTCCTCCGCCTTGAGGGCGGCGTCGAGCAGCGCCAGTGCGTTCGCCAGAGAGGTGGCGGCGGTGATGTAGTTCTGCGAGCCAGCGGTATAGCTGCCATCCGCATTCAGACCAGCACCGGTCTGGGTAGCGTTAAGCTCGGACTGGACCGCAGCGATGGCGGCGTCGAGCTTGTCATCCGCGTCCTTGAGGGACACCGCAGCGGAAATGTAGGTCGCCGTGGCATTCGCGGTGTAGGAACCGTCCTCGCCGAGGCCAGCACCGGTCCGCACCGCATCGACCGCGTCCTGAACGTCCCCTACCGCGCTGTCCACGAAAGCCTTGGTCGCGGCGTCGGCAGCGTCAGTCGGCGTGGCGACCTGAAAGCGCACGAACGCATTGCCATCGCTCGACTTGGCCGCAAACGCGCCACCGGCAGAGACGATCTGAGACCCACCCTTGCCGAACTGGACATTCGAACCAATACCGACGAGGCCGAAATTCTTGATATTCGCCATTCGTCCTTCTCCGAAAATGGATTCTGAAAATGTCAACCGGGAGGGCCGAAGCGCCGCTCCCGATTGCGCGCATATTTAGAATGGATCACATTCCAAGCTATGCTGACAGAATGGCTTGCGGGCGATTTCAGGTGTAGGTGATGGTCACTTTCGCCCTGCCGCCCGAGGACCCGGCGGCATCGACGAAGGCCAACACGTCGGTCTCCGTGGTGAACTGGCAGACTGGGTTGGTCGTGTAGGTCCCGACCACCGTGAGGTCCACCTGTTCGTTACCCATCAGTTCGCCGGGGTTTGTGCTGGTCCCGACGCTCAGCGTCGCGTTGCCATCGAAGGGTTCAAGGACGCGGACCACCACCGAGGTCACGCGTCCCCCGGCGCTGACGGTTCCGATGGGATTGGCTTCGTCGGAGGCCGTATCCACTTCGATGCTCAGGGTCTCCGCATCGGTGTCGGAGGCGTCCTCGGTGACCAGCAGGTGCCATGTGTCGTCGCTGTGGCGGATGAGATGCTTCCACTCGCCGTTGCCCGCATCCTCGACATGGACCTGATCGCCGGGATTGACCTTGCCTTCGAGGTCCGAAAGCTCGTCATTCGGAACCACATAGACATTCGTGGTGTAGCCCAAGGAACCCGCCGTATCGACGCCACGGTCGATCAGGATGCCGGTGTCCGGCGTCTCAAGGCGGATGTAGATGGGGCGCGCCCACCGGGTCGGTCTGGCGGTCGTGTAGCTGCCATCGGCGGCGAGATAGATCAGGTCGCCGGGCGCGCCGGGCAGGGACGGCGCAATATTCGTCACCACCTGCCCGACCGGGCGATAGGTGAACCACGCGGCGCCGGGCACGCCAACGCTGTTGACGGTACCGACCGTCCCGAGGACGGAACCGCTGGTCGGATCAACCTTGCTGTACAGGCCATCATTGTTGAGACGGATCGCGTCCCCGACCACAAATTCATGACCGGGCTGGTTCACGCGGTAGTAGCTCCGCAGCATGTTGCGATGCCGGAAGCGGCTGATCTGGTCAAGCTGCCATGCAAGGTTTGCCTGCAAGGCGGTCGCGCTGACGGTCATCGGCGACAGGATTGGCAGACCATCATCCCCAAGCGTGAACAGGAAGGCAGTTCCCAGCGGACCGATGCCTACTCCTTGTCCGGTCGGATCGGAGTAGGTATTGTAGCGATCCACGTCCTCGACAATAACGGTCGCGCTGGTGGGAGACTGGCTTTCGATGGTGATCACCTGCACCGCACGGCCAGTTGCCACATCGGCAATCCAGTCGCCGACACGGATATCCATACCATCATAATAGTACGGCTGACGCGTGAATGGGGAGGAATGCTGCTGCGGCGTCACGTCGCAGGTGACGCGCCAGCGGAAGGGATAGCCGACCCAAGGGTCGCCATCGCCGAGGGCCTCCTGCCAGAAATCAGTTTGCTCGATATTAGTGGTCGTGACGACGAGAAGGCGAGATGGCATGAACATGGCGTTATCCAGAGTAACCGGTTAGAGGACTACTGAGATCACGGCGTAAGACGGGGTACCGCTGTTCGTCGCGGTCGCGTTGAACCCGTAAAGCGTGAAGGTATCCGGTGTCTGGCTCGCTGACGGGATGCCAACCGAGTACATCGTCGTCGGACTGCCGATTGGGGTTTTCATCGAGAACATACCGGATTTCTCACCGTACACCGTCAGGAAGGCGGGCAGGGCGCCCAGCCCATGAGTGACGGTGAACTGCGTGTTGGTGTCCCGTGTCGCTGTCCAGCCGGAGGGCAGATTCTCGAATGGGTTATTCGCATCGATGTTGCCAGACGCTTCGAAATTGACCCGGAAGGTATATTGACGCAGGACACGCGTAGCGAGCGTCGTGACGATGTTGCCGTTTGTGTCGCTCGTGCCGGTCACATCGCCGGTCAGCGTGACGCTGCTCAGGCCACCCGACCCGCCGGGATCGCCGCTGCTGCCGGAAGTCGCGCTGGTGATCCGACCATATTCGTCCACCACGATATTGGCGGAGGAGTAGGTGCCGGGCGTAACTCCGGATGCGGCGAGCGACACATTGAGGGTGCCCGAGGTTGTGATCGGGCTGCCCGTGACGGTGATGCCATTGCTTCCGGTGGCCACGACGGAGGTCACGGTGCCGATGTTTGCCGCGTCCGCAGGAGTGAAGCCGAGGGCGGTCGTGATGTCGCCGGAGTTCAGCGCACGCGCCGAGGTGACACGCCCCTTACTGTCGATGACGAGGTTGGAGTAGGTGCCCGCCGTGACGCCGGAATTGGCAAGGGTCAGGGTGATGGCGGTGCTGCCCGAACCGGTCGCATCACCGGAGATGGTGATGTTCTGGTTGGCGGTCAGGTAGGCGGCATTCGAGCCACTCGTCACCCGGCCCTTGGCATCGACCACGACGGTATTGTAGGTCCCCGCAGAGACGCCCGTGCTCGCCAAGGTGACCGCGAGCGTCGCATCGGCCGAACCATCGAAGGAAACCGAGCCCGCCGCATCCCCGGTGAGCGCAATGGTGCGAGCGGTGGCAAGCGCGCTGGCGGTGTCGGCATTGCCGGTAACCGAGCCAAGCAGGTTCGCCTCGATGGTGCCCTTGGTTCCCGAGAACACCTCATTGGTGTTGGTGGCATCGGGGATGAAGGTGAAGTGCCCGGTCGAATCATCGAAGCCGAAGAAGCCTAGCTTCGCGCTGCTGCTGTCATGCCAGCGGAATTCGATACCCCGATCCTTGTTGTCGTCGAGGGACGGCGCCGTATCGCCACCCAAGGTGAGGATTGGATCATCCACGGTCACCGTGGTCGAGTTGACCGTGGTCGTGGTGCCGTTGACGACGAGATTGCCGGTGACCGCGAGGTTGCCGCCGAGATTGAGATTGCCGCCAATGCCGACGCCGCCGGTCACCGTCAAAGCACCAGTGCTGGTGCTGGACGAGGCCGTATTGTTGGTGATCGACAGCGCCGCCGGGGTGGAGGCGCCGCGTCCCGTTACCGTCGCCAGCGTGTCGGCTTCCGCCGTCAGATAGGTGGTATTGGATGCGGCCGTGACTCGGCCGGTCGCATCGACCGTGACGGTGTTGTAGGTGCCCGCCGCAACGCCGGTCGCCGACAAGCCGATGGTGAAGGTGCCGCTCGAAGTGATCGGACTGCCCGTAACCGTGATGCCGTCGATGCCCGCCGCCGCAACACTGCTGACCGTGCCGGAGCCGGAGCCAACGGAGGCCAGCGCCGTATCGAGGTAGCCCTTGTTGACGGCATCGGTTTCCACGACCGGCGCCGCCACATTGGTGAGGCGCTGACCGGAAGCCGAGATCGCACCGTAGCCGTCCGGACCATTGCCGCCACTGAGGATAAGGTCTCCGCCCTTGCCGGTTTCGGCATCGCCGCCGGAGAGGATCAGGGAGCGCCCGCCCTCGGCTTGGATGACGCTCGGCGCCTCCGAGGGGGTCTCACTGCCGATATAGACCGAGGCATTGCCCTTCGGGACGATGCGCACCGCCACGTCCGGCGCGGTCTCGGAGTCAGCTACGAGGGCGACCTCGCCTGCCGTGCCGACATCGAGCGCGAAGCGGGCATCGGTGTCGTCGCTGCCGATGACCTGACCGACCAGCGTCTTGGCGCCAGCGACATTGGTGTTGAATTCAATGCCAGTCTCGGCTGCCTTGACGGAGACGAGATGCGTGGTGAGGGATGCGATTTCATCATCAGCCCCGCCACCGGTAGCCGTGCCGCTTACAGCAGAGACGATACGGCCCTGCGCATCGACGGTGATCGTGGCGTTGGTGTATGTGCCTGCGGTAACGCCAGTGGCCGTCAGGCCGATGGTGAAGGTGCCGGACGAGGTAATCGGCGAGCCCTGAACCGCGATGCTGGAATCGGAGATCAGGGCGACATTCGTAACGGACCCAGAGTTCGGGGGCTGCGAAATCGCCGAGACAATCCGGCCCGTCGCATCCACCACGAACTGGGCATTCGTATAGGTACCCGCCGTCACCCCGCTAGGGCTAAGCTTGAAGTCGAGCGTGCCGGACCCGGTGATCGGCGAGCCCGTGATGATGAGGGTGCCGTCGCTGCTGGTGGCTCCAACCGAGGTAACGGTACCTATGGGTAGGCTGGTCGCGGTGGCGGCCGTGATCCTGCCCTGCGCGTCCACGGTGATGGTCGCGGCCTGATAGGTGCCGGGGGTGACGCCGGACGCGGCGAGACCAACCGTGATGGTCCCGGCCGAGGTGATGGGGGAGCCGGTGATGGTGACGCCGTTCGTGCCCGCCAGCGCGACGGACGTGACCGCGCCACTGCCGCCCGGTACCCAGACGAACTCGGTGCCATTCCAACTGAGGACCTGCCCGGCGCCGGTCGGGGCGGACGTGAAATCGAGAGAGGTGGGGGTCCTGCCGAACAGGAGGGCGTTCTGGACGATGTGATGCGGGCCATCCGTCAGGTCCGTGAACTTGCCCGCGCCGCCCGCGCCACCTCCGGTCGCCGTCGAGACGATGGTAATGTCGTCGGCGTCCTCGATCAGGGCGATGCCGTCGCCCGCGACCAGAGTCTTGAATTCGAGGACGACATTCTTGCTGCCGTTGGTTCCGGCGAAAATGCCGACGCCACCACCGACATTCAGGCCGGTGACGCCGTGGATCGCGCCATTGTTCGGTTCCGGCGCAGCGGCCGGGGCGGCGACCGGGGCGGTCTCCGCGCCAACACCAGTTTCCGGCTTGAACGTAACGGTACCAGTACCGGCTACGATGCGACCCTTACCAATCGTCGGCATAAAATACGCTCCAAAAACAGGTTTGGGTTATTTATGCCGCCCCGGCTCTCAGAAGATGACGCGGACAAAATCGACGCGGCCGTACTGTGCGATCTGTTCTTCCGTCAGCGTGGCGGGGGCGATGTGGCTCCGGTCCATGCGGGCGCGAAGCCAAAGGCAGTTGCAGCGGAACGAGAAGCCGAGCGTTGCGGTCTCGCCAACCCCGACCATCTGCCGGGGGAACTCGATATAGGGCGCAGCATCCGGTAGAACCGAGAACCACTCATCATCCTGAGGGGCGAGAGCGAGACTGGCTTCGACGAACAGGCGCCCTCGGAAATTGGCAACACGAATGGCGACCGTGTGCAGGCCACGGGTCGGTCCGTACCAGCCAGCCGCCCGCACGGGCTTCCCTACAAAGCTGATCACGGGTGGCATGGCGGCTAGGAGGGTATGACTGGCCTTGGGCATGGCATTTCGGTCCGGTGTTCTGATATTTAGCCGTTGCCAAACCCCCCGGAAGCCACCTAAGATAATGCCGTTTTAGAAACCATATTTACGACGGATTTTGCTCAATGGCATTGGTGCATGGGGAGTTCGGATCGCGGGAACATCCGCTCCTGACGGCCATCCGTTCCCTCGGCTTTCCCCGCATGAAAGATGGTCCGTGGGTTGCGGGCGGCGCCCTGCGGCGAATTTTCGGGGACCTGCCTCCGGAAGGCGACATCGACATCTTCCTTCCGCTCGCACAGGATGGCGAAGTGCCTCCGGCTCGGAAAGTCGAGGCCGCCCTTCGGGCGCGTGGCGATCTGCGCAAGCGTGTGGACCGGGGACGAGGTCTCAAGGCCACGCAGCCCGAGGCCCGCCCAGCCATCACGGACTACTACCTGACGCTCGCCAATGACCAGCAGGTGAAGGTACAGGTGATCGGGAACCGCGCCTTTGCGACGGCTGAGGAGGTCATCGACGATTTCGACTTCACCGTCTGCATGGCGGTGACGGATGGATGGACATGGATCGCCGATGAGCGGTTCTTCGCGGACAATGCCGCGAAGCGCCTCGTCATCCACAATGGCGAGCAGCGCCGGAAAAACGGGCTCCGGCTATTGAAATACTGCGCCTACGGCTTTCACCCGGAACCGGGTGTGTTCGCGACGATCATCGGCCTTAACGACCCGAAGATCACAGACCGGTTCGATAAGACCCTACACCTGAATATGTCTGGCGGTTCCGATGATTACTGAGCAGAAAGCCGTCAGCGCGTGCGTTGCCAGCCTTGTCGGCAACCAACCCTATGTATTCCTGATCGACGGCGGGACCGCAGGGATCGCCGTTGCTGGTGTACCCATGACCTACCGTACATGGACCATTGCAGCAATCGAGGCATTGTACGGGATTAACGCCACGTCCATCACCGACGCAGCGATCAGCGAGACACTGGACCGCGAGAATCTCGATCTGCATCGCCACGTCAAGCTGCCCGATGCCTTCTGCAAGCAAGCTCCGACCATGGCTTGCCGCAACGCGGTGAAGGCTATGTTCCGCGAGATCAAGAAAGAGGAGGATGCCGCCGACCGGATCATAGACATGTTGCGCAGGGTCGAGGAGGACTATGCCACGGTCTTGGCCGATTATCACCGCGAGAGCGCGGCGCGGCTGGACAGGATCGCCCGGAAAATCCGATGCCCGGACGCCTGAGAAGATGGCTTGCTGCTCGCCGGAAGCGGCGACGCTATAAGGAGCGGAATCCCCGCTTCGGCCGGGATGGCATGTGCGCACACTGCGGCAACTGGCTCCACACGCATGAAGCCTCTTGCTTCATCGTCGATGGGTCCCATTGGTACTGCCGGTGCGGGCACTGTGATGGCCTGATGCGCAGGTGCTTCCCCATCGCGCCCCTTCCGATGCTGGCCCTGCCTCCCGAACCTTGAAAAGTCGTTCTATGACTTTCTGTCGCGCTCCATCCGGGGTGGAGGTCACGCATCCCAGCGAGGCGGAGTGACCGATGCCGGTCCTTGAAGCCGTATTCCGGAGCCGCGCTGCTGCGCGGCTCGCTTCAATCCTCGGGAATGTCCGGTAACTTGCCTTTCAGTTCGAGAAGGTTGCGACGGATGAGCGTGACCTGATCGGCGAGTTGCGCCATCTGCTTCTCAAGATCGGTGATCAGCAGCCTAAGCATGTCATTAGTGCCGCGCAGACGCGCTGCCTTCTCGCGGGCATCCGCCGCGACGCGCTGCAACTCCTCGATCACCCGATCACGCTGGGCGAGCTTCTCCTCGTATTCCCGCTTGAGCTTGGTGAGCGGGGAATCGAAGCCGACGATATCAGCCATCGGCCTCGGCTCCTGCCGCTTGGTCCGCGCCCTCGCTGCGTGGTTTGCGGCCCCGTCTGCGTGTCGTCGTAGCTTCCTCGCCATCCTCCGAGAGATTGTAGATCGCGGCGACACGGTCGGTCGTCATTCCATCCAGCTTGACGATGTTGTCCGAAGGGAAGCGGTGGAGCCGGTCGTCGCCCTCGCGTAGACCCTCGAAAAAGACCTTCCCATCCGAGGTCGCACGGGCGCCCCGCACCACAAAACGTTCGATGATCCGTTGGTCCATCTGGCCGGACAGGCCGTGTGCGTTGAAATAGGCATCGACCTCGGTCCCGCGCTGGATCACACCCTTGGCAATGAGCTTCCGGGCCAGAGTAGGCTTCATACTGAAAAGCTGTCCTTGAAAATCGGTTCAGGCGATCCGAAGGACGCGAGGCCCTCCGGATCGGTCAACAATCAGGCTGCGGCGCCGCTGATGACGATGCCGTTCTCGTTGGCGCTCACCAGCGCCTTGCCGCCGTTCTTGAGGTCGCCAACCAGCATCATCCGGGAGAGCGGCTTCTTGATGTGCTCCTGAATGACGCGCGCCAGCGGCCGGGCGCCCATCAGCGGATCGTAACCCGCCTTGGCAAGCCACTCGCGCGCGGCATCGTCGGCCTCGATGGTGACCTTGCGTTCCGCCGCGAGGGTGGACAGCGAAGCGAGGAACTTGTCCACGATCTTCACCATGTTCTCCGGCCGCAGGCGGTCGAATGTCACGACGGCATCGAGGCGGTTACGGAACTCCGGCGTGAAGGTGCGCTTGATCGCCTTGTCATCCATCTGCGGGACTTCGCTGCGGCCGAAGCCAATCGGGTTCTTCTCGGCGGCGCTGGCCCCGGCATTGGAGGTCATGATCAGGATGACGTTGCGGAAGCTGACGGTCTTGCCGTCCGAGTTGGTCAGGCGACCATCGTCCATCACCTGCAACAGGATGTTGTAGATGTCCTCGTGCGCCTTCTCGATCTCATCAAGCAGCAGCACGCAGGACGGGGACTGGTCGATGGCGTTGGTCAGCAGGCCATTGCCGGAACCGCCCTCGCCATAGCCGACATAGCCCGGAGGCGCGCCGATCAGCTTGGAGACGCTGTGCTTCTCCATGTACTCGGACATGTCGAACTTCACCAGCGGGACGCCGAGCGTCTTGGCAAGCCGGCGGGCCACCTCGGTCTTTCCGACACCCGTCGGTCCGGCGAACAGGTAGCTCCCGGCGGGCTTGTTCGGCTCGCGCAGCCCGGCACGGGTCACGAACACCGCATCCACCAGAGTGGTGATCGCCTTGTCCTGCCCGAACACGGCAGCCCGCAGGTCATCCTCAAGCCGGGCAAGACGCTCACTCTCGTCGGCACTCACCTCCGTGAGCGGTATCTTGGCGACGCGGGAGACTTCGGCCTCGATCTGCGCCACATCGATGACGGTCAGGCGTTGGTCCTCGGGCGCCACGCGCTGCCTCGCACCAGCATTGTCCATGACATCGATGGCCTTGTCGGGCAGCAGGGCGCCATGGATGTACTTCGCCGTCAGTTCGACCGCCGCGTCGATGGCGGCATCCGTGTAGGTGACGCCGTGGTAGGTCTCGTAGGCGCCCTTGAGGCCGCGCAGGATCAGCTTCGCATCGGCGATGCTCGGCTCATCCACCATGACCTTTTTGAAGCGACGGATCAGGGCGCGATCCTTCTCGAAGTGCTTGCGGTACTCCTCGAAGGTGGTCGAGCCGATGCAGCGCAGCGTGCCCTTGGCGAGGGCGGGCTTGAGCAGGTTCGCCACGTCAAGCGATCCCTTGGACCCGGCGCCCGCATCCATGATGGTGTGGATTTCGTCGATGAACAGGATCGCGCCCTCGATCATCCCGAGAGCCTTGAGGAGCAGCTTCATGCGCTCCTCGAAGTCGCCCCGGAAGCGCGTCCCGGCGACCAGTGCGCCGACATCCAGCGAATAGACGGTGGACTTGGCGAGGGTGGCAGGAACCTCCCCGCGCACGATCTTGAGGGCGAGCCCCTCGGCGATGGCGGTCTTGCCGACGCCCGGTTCGCCGACCAGCACGACGTTGTTCTTGGTGCGGCGGGCGATGATCTGGACGATCTCGGCGACCTCGGTCTCGCGGCCAATCAGCGGATCGGTGCGACCCTCCTTGGCCGCCGCGTTTAGGTCGGTGCAGTACTTGGTGACGAGCTTGATGGCGTCATCAATGTTGGTCGGATCGGCGTCGGGGGTGGTGCCCTCCATGCCTTCCGGTACGCGGCCGGACTGCACCGTCGAACCCCGTTTCACTGCACCGGGGCCGTGCGCGAGATATCGCTTGAGCATCAGAGAGGTGAGGCCGCAGCGCAGCAGCGCCGTCACCGCAAAGCTGTCCTCGTGCGGGAACTGCAACATGTGCAGCAGCATGTCGAGGCCATCCGGCGTCTTGCGCTGGCTAAACAGCGCGGTACCGATGGTATGGAGGCAAAGCGCCTCGAAATCGCGGGACTTCATCGGTGTCCCGCCGCTCCGCCGGGGCACGAAGTCGGCCGCGAGGAAGCTCTCCATGAGATTGGAAAGGGCTGTCGTATCCACGGACAGGTCGGCAAGAGCCTTTTGGACCTCCTCGCGCTCAAGAAGCGCGATCAGGATGTGCTCCAAGGTTGCCATCTCGTGCATGTTCTCGCGGGCAATGTTGATGGCCCGCAAGGCAATTGCCGTGACATTCCCATGGCTTTCGTCAGTTGCCATTCTGAAATATCCTCTTGGACGGCGGCTGCCGATCCGGTGAAAGATGTCTTTGTGGAATCAGCAAGAGGACTGATCCCGGATAGTGCTTCGAGAGTAGCTATGAATTCGGTGGCGGTCAACGGCAATAAGAGGTTTGCCGGAGAAGTCGCTCAGCTTCGCTTGGCGAGGTCGCGTGCCTTGGCAAGGAGGCCCTTCTGAGCCTCCGTGAGGGCGGGATAGCGGATCGTGAGCCCCACCAGCAGGTCGCCCCGCTCCATGCCGTTGAGTCCCGGCATTCCCTGCCCGGCAAGCCGCAGGCGGCCGGTGGGATCGAAACCGGGTGGTATGGTCACGGACATACGGGCGCCGTCGATGCCCGTGACCTCGACGGTGCCGCCCAGCAGGAGGTCCCATACCTCGATCTGGATGTCCGTCAGGAGATTTTGCCGGACCCTCTGGAAGCGGGGGTGCGGCGTGACATGGACGATCACAAACAGATCGCCGGGCGTGAGAGAGGGGAAGGACCGGTCGCCCGCCTGTGGGACGCGAAGGCGCAGGCCGTTGTCGGCGCCGGACGGGATGCGCACGCTGACCGTGCCATGGGGGAGCGTCACGGACACGTCCACGCCCCGGAAGGCTTCCTCAAGACTGATCCGGCATTCCACCGTGATGTCGCGGTTCCGGCGCCGCTGCTGGGCGGCGAAAGCCGCGAAAATCTCGTCGAGGCTCGCGAAGCCGGGGTGGCTCCGGAACCCGAATTGCGAGAACGGATCAGGCTCAGGTTCGGGCTGCTGCTTCTGTGGGTTCCGAATCGCCTCATAGGCTGCGCCGATTTCCTTGAACCTCTCCTCGGCAGACTTGTCGCCGGGATTCCTGTCCGGGTGATACTGCATGGCGAGGCGGCGGTAGGCCGCCTTCACCTCGGCCTCGCTGGCACCGGGGCTGAGGCCAAGGACCGCATACGGGTTCATGGGCTGGCTTGTGCCGGTTGGGTGGGCTGCGGCTGGCCCTGCTGGCTGCGCTCGTCCATGATCCGGCGGAGCATGGCAATGACCGCCTTCTGCTCCTCGATGTAGCGGCGCAGGTCGATCAGGTTGAGGGTCAGGTTGCGATAGCCCTCCTCGTCCAGCGCGATCAGGGGCGTGTCGCCCGCAATCACCCGCCACTGGACCGGGTTCATGACGAGGGGCTGGATCGGCGGCACCGCGACTGGTGCCGGGGGCACCGTGACCGGCTCGATGTCATGCGAGCCGCAGGCGGCCAGCAGGGCAAGCAGCCCAAGCACGGCAAGGTTACGGTGCATTGCGGGTCAAATCCTCAAGCTGCCGGAAGGCTTCGGCGGTGTCGCGGTTGATCTGCCGCTCAAGCTCCTGCGGGTCGCTCTGGGCCTTGGCCCGGAGGTCCTGCGTGCGGACGGCGCGGGCCGCCTGCTGCGCCCGCGACCGGGCATCGGCCATCGCGGCATTCGCGGCATCCGTTGCCCGCTTGATCGCCGCCATATCGGCGCGGAGCGCCTCGTT